TCAACTCAACGGCATTCTCACTATCGAGGAACTCACGCTTATGCAATACTGCATGAGGAGTAAGAACGTAATGGCTCGAATTGACGGGATATGGGTTCCGGTAACGATTCAAACCAACTCGATGCAAATCGAAGAAGAGACCGTCTCGAAGGTATTCGTTACCTCGTTTAATGTTGAACTCGCTCAAATCATCCGATGTTAAGACTCACGATCGAAGGGAATGAAATCGAGCTTTATCAAAACGAGCCGGTTAACCTCTCCTATCAGTTTTCGAACCTTCAGGAGATAAACGCCGCTTCTTCGAATTTCTCGCAGACCTTCCGCGTACCCCTTACGAAACAGAATCAAGACTATTTCGGGGCGGTGAATGAGTTCGGACTTATCCCGACATGGAATCCTAAGACGAAAGCCGAAGCGGAACTCACTTATAACACGATCCCACTCATGCGGGGATTTATTCAGGTGAAGGCGATATACGTTCAAAAAGGGAAATACGCAGACATTGAACTCGTCTTCTTCGGAGAAACGGCGAACCTCTCTCGGGATATTGGAGACGCGATGCTTTCTGACGCAGACTGGAGTGCGTACAATTTCACTTGGTCGGTTGCCAACCTTATAACGAATTGGAATAGTTCAAACGAAGCCCTTCGATTTGGATTCGTAGACCTCGGGCAAAATTGGTCGTTTGATAGTGGATCGTCTTTCGAATTCAATACGGCACTTACGGCAGGGCATACAAGCGGGTTTCTTCGCATTAAAGAGATGGTAACCACCATTCTCGCCGAAGCTGGATATACGTTTGATTCTTCCTTTTTAGACCGTCAAACGGATTTATATATGCTCTGCCACAAAGGGGGCAAATTCCCGACGTTTGAACAGACAGCCGAACAAGATAACCTCTTTCACGTAGGATTAACTTCAAACCTTACGGTTACCGGTACGGCGTGGCAAACGATAACGGCATGGGCGGAAACCGGAAGTTATTTCGACACGGGGAATAACGTTACCTCGGGCGTGTTTACCGCTCCATATACCGGGGCGTATTCTTTCGATTTCAAAGTCAAACTCGATACCCTACCCTCAAACCATGAGCTTCACATAGCCGTTTGGGTGGATGGGGTAGAATATCAAGACATATTACAGGGAGAACCAGTAGATCTCACCACGGATTCAACGTATGAACTAACGATTACCGACCTCCCCCTCGAATCGGGCGATACCGTAGAAGTAAAATACCATTTCCACACCTCAAGCGATACCGCAATTCTGGAGGGTAACGGAAACCTCAACAGCCCGACAACGACCTTCCGCCTTACGAATATCAACTTCGGGCAAGCCGCCGCATATTCTCCCGGTTCAAATATGCCAGTTATGAAGCAAATCGAATTCATAGCAGGACTTCAAAAGACGTTTAACCTCGTATTCATTCCAGATAAAAACAATCCAAAGCACCTTTATATCGAACCATTTACCGATTATCTCTCGACAGGAACGGCAAAGGACTGGACGAACAATATAGACCTCTCGAAAGACATAAAAATCGAACCAACGACCGACCTTCAGGCACGGCGTTACGAGTGGACTATGAGCGAAGGAAAAGACTTCGTTAATGAACTCGTTCAAAAGAACGCAGGGAGGGTATATGGCAGATACCGCGTAGACGATCCCGAGAACGATTTCGCCTCGGGAGAGAAGACCATTACTTCACCTTTCGCCCCGTTCGTTACTTCATATATCCCAAATACAGATTTCATTATCCATAGGATGTTGCTCGATACAAGCGACGAAGATAAATCCATTAAAGATCCGAAGCCTCGCCTCGCATATTGGAACGGATACAACAATTCCGATTCATATATCTATTTCGGGACGGCTCGAACGAAGTTCCCCGATTGGAGCGAATATTCGGAGGATTGGTTATCTATTGATACAAATGACTCGGTTCTTTTGTATGGAACGGAGCGACCGTTTCGCGATTTGCTCGTAAGCCCTTTGAATACGCTTTATTATCAATACTGGAGGCCGTGGGTAAATGAACTATACTCTTCGGACGCTCGTAAAATGACCGCATACTTCCGGCTCACACGAACCGATATAGCGAACTTCGAATTCTCCGACAAGATCTATATCAAGGATACTTATTGGAGAATTATATCAATCAATTTCGATGCGACTTCGGAAGGGCTTACCCAAATAGAACTCGTGAAGGTGTTGGGAGATATTCGGGATTGTGCGTGGCTTCCGTATTCGGTCGATAAATACGGGCAACTCACGTTTGAGAATGCAGCCGGTACGACTTCAACAACCGTGCCTCAGTCTTGCTGCGAGCGTTACGGGTATATCTCGACTGCAACGAATGAATGTTGGCAAAATACCCCGCAATGAGGAATCTTGACAACCATCGTTATATAGGAGAAGCGATTCAACTCCTCCAGAGCAAGGGCGAGAAGGTAACCGTCCCTCTTTGGTTCAAGGTCTTGGATTGGGTTCTCGCTTCTGTTTATCTCTGTTCGTTCGCATTCGTTTTATACACCCTCGGTAAATGGCTACTCAACAAGATTACATTTTAAAGTTTAGAGCGGATACGGGAGACGTAAACAGCGCGATTCAGGACGTTCAAACCGGCGTAGAGGGAACGTCCGGGGCGGTATCTGGACTTACGAACCAACTCGACAAGATGACCGGGGGGGCTATCTCCGGCTTTCGCAACCTTACGGGGGGTATTAAGAACGGGGTAACCGGTTTAAAGTCGTTCAAAGTGGCTCTCGCAGCTACGGGGATCGGTCTTATCCTCGTTGCAATAGGGACGCTTATTTCTTACTTCACTTCCACCAAGCGAGGAGCGGAACAACTCAAGGTCGCAACAGCTGCCCTCGGTGCTGCATTCGACGTTTTAAGAGACCGCGTTTCAAAGATTGGGGGCGCTTTAGTGAAGTTCTTTACCGGAGATTTTTCCGGGGCTTTAGAAGACGTTAAAGGGGCGTTTACTGGAATCACCGACGAGATAATTCGAGAGACGAAAGCGGCCTCCGACTTGGAGCGCGCTATGAACCGCCTCAAAGATGAAGAACGTGAGTTTACGAAAGCACGAGCGGCGACGAATTTGGAGATAAGTAAAGCGCGGCTTTTAGCGGAGGATGATACGTTGACCGTAGAGGAGAGAATCGATGCCTTACAACGCGCCGTAGAGCTTGAACAAAAGACCGTAGATGAACAACTCCGGCTCGCTGAAGAGAGAAAAAGAATAACAGAGGCACAGGTCGGACTAAGCAACAGCCTCGAAGACGATTTGCAAAGAGTAGCCGAAGCGGAAGCGGCGGTACTTGATTTACAATCCGCTTCCCTACGTACTCAAAAGCGACTGCAAACGGAACTCAATTCTTTACGTTCTGAAGGAATCGCCAAAGCGAAGGAGGCCATGCAAGCGGAAATCGACCTCATGAAGGCGACCGCGGAGGCGAATAACAAGCGCATCGAATCGGAACAAAAGACGCTCCAAGTAAAGACGGAGACCGCGGAAAAAGGGCTTCAAGTAAGCAACACCTATCTCGTACAAGAAGTGCTCGGAACGGAGACAGCGGAGCAAGAAAAGCGCAGGTTAAGCCGTGAGACGGTTGAGGACTTTTTGAACAACGCGGAGTTGGTAGGTCATAAGAGTTTGGAGTTTGCTTCTTTTGCTTTGGGTGTATTAGGCGACCTCAACAAATTAGCTACGAAGGACGACGAAAAACGGGCAGAGCGTTCCTTTAAAATTAACAAAGGGCTCGCAATTGTCGACGCTATTATGAGTACGGCGCAGGGTGTTTCTAAAGCTCTTGGTAGTTCGCCGCCGCCGTTTAACTTCATCAATGCGGGAGCGGTTGGCTTAGCTGGTGCTGCACAAATTGCGACCGTAAAGAGGCAACAATTCCAAGCGGGAGGGACAGGAGGCAACCCACCCCCTACACCTTCCCGATCATTTTCAGAACCCGCACCCACTACCCCACAACTCGACCTCGGTTTTTTAGGAGGTGGAGCAGGGCAAACGGGCTTCCGTACCTACGTCGTTTCTTCGGAAGTATCGAACGCCCAACAAGCCAACCAACGTATTAACGACCAAGCCTCCCTTGTAGGATGAATATTTTAGAACTCATAATTGACGAAGAAGCGGAACTCTACGGAATCGACGCTATTTCCCTCGTAGAACAACCCGCGATTGAGTCGGATTGGATCGCGATGAATTCCCAAGTCGTAGAATTCAAAACGCAAAACGAAGAAAAGCGTCTCATCATGGGCGCGGCTCTTATTCCAGATAAGCCGATTTACCGGAAGAACGGAGAAGAAGAATATTACGTATATTTCTCAAAGAAGACCGTACGGCGTGCGATGGAACTCTACTTCAAAAACGGGAATCAAGCGAACGCCACCCTCGAACACGAACACAAAATCAACGGCCTTCATGTTGTTGAGAGTTGGATCGTCGAAGGCGAACAAGATAAAAGCCGTATGTATGGTCTCGAAGTTCCCGTCGGTACGTGGATGGTATCTATGAAAGTAGAGAACGACGCTATTTGGGAGAAGTTCGTCAAAGAAGGAAGCGTAAAAGGCTTCAGCATCGAAGGGTACTTTACCAACCGGTACGAGATGGCACGCGCTACGATTAAAGAAGACGGGCGATATAAAGAGGGAAAGCGCGTAGTTATGGAGTCATATAACGATTACCCCGAAGCCGTCCGGAATAACGCAAAGAGGGGCATCGAATTAAACGAGAAAGAGGGTAATAAATGCGCTACGCAAACGGGCAAGGTACGAGCGCAACAACTCGCACAAGGCGAACCGATTTCCGAGGAGACCATAAAACGAATGTATTCTTACCTCTCTCGTGCCGAAGAATATTACGACCCAAATTCCTCGACGGAATGCGGAACGATTTCTTACCTCTTGTGGGGAGGGAAGGCTGGTTTACGATGGGCAAAAAGCAAGCTCAACGAATTAGAGCTTCTCTCAGCCGTTGAAATCGAACTCGCTATGGAATACCTCACCGAACGCCTTACGAGTAAGGAATGACCCTTTAAAATCGTTATAATTTAAATCCCTCGAAGATGACTCTAAAAGAACGCATCTCCGACTTGTTCGAAAAGTACTCCGTTCAACTGGAGGTAGAAGAAAAAGCGGAGGTAAAATTTGCAGTGGCTACGCTTGACAGCGGGCAAGAAATCCAAACCGACGCGGAAGCCTTCGCAGTCGGCGTTTCTGTTTTCGTAGTAAATGACGAAGGCGAACAAATCCCTCTCCCGGACGGCGATTACACCCTCGCCGACGGTTCTACGTTGGTGGTTGCTGAAGGCGTAGTCGCTGAAGTAAACGAAGCGAGCGAAGAGCCAGCGGTAGAAGCGGAAGAAGACAAAGAAGAAGAGATGTCAGAAGTTGAAGAGGTAGAAGCATCTTCCGAGGTATTGACACGCGAAGAGGTAGCCGGCATGATCGCCGAAGCTATCGAAGCAACGAAAGCGGAATTCACTTCACAAATCGAAGACCGAGACGCAAAAATTACGGAGTTGAGTAAGCAGGCTACGAAGTCTATTTCTCGCGCTCCAAAGATGGAGGTTCAAGCCCCCGTCGACCTTTCTAAGTTATCACTCACGGAGCGCGTTGCCGCGATCCACAATCAATTTTCTAAATAATGGCTAACGCTACAGTTGGAGTCGGCACTTACGCCGGCGAAGCGGCACGTCCCTACGTAGCCGCAGCGGTTTTGTCTGCTGACACAATCGCAAATGGTTACATCTCCGTATTGGAGAACGTTCACTCAAAAGCGGTTCTCCGCAAATTCTCAGGCGCGGCAATTCAAGCCAATGACGATTGCGCATTCTCTACCCCTTCTACTGGTGCGTTGACTTTGGGTGAGGCGGTTTTGACCGCTTCCGCTTTGAAGGTTAATGAGCAGGTTTGCAATGCGGATCTTCGCGCGACTTGGGAATCTGTTCAAATGCGCGGGCAATCTTCCAACGCTCCCGCTGATTTCTCTTCTTACGTGGCTCAATACGTAGCCGCAAAGGTTGCAGAAAGTATCGAGCGTAACATTTGGCAAGGTAACTTCGACGCGGACGGCTCAGGCGCAGGAACTCCCGCTTACACTTCTTTCAATGGCCTTTGTCAACAGTTGAAAGCGGGCTACAACGCTGGAACGATGCAACAGTTAGCAGGTGCAACAACTGCCGCTAACATCTTAACTCGTTTGGCGGCCTTGACAGCGGAAGCTCCAGCGGCTATCGCAGGAGACCCGAACGCGAAGATTTTTATGAGCCGCGGTTCTGCTCAGTTGTACTATCAAGCGTTGGCAGATACATATTCTGTTCCTTTCTTGAATGATGGACTCGTTTCTCGCTACGCTGGATACGACATCATTACTCCGGGTGGAATGCCTAACGACGCGTTCATCTTGTCAAAAGCAGACAATTTGTACTTCGGAACTGACTTGTTGACGGATCACATTCAAGCAGCTGTTTTGGATTTGACCGGCGTAACCGGCGACGACGTTACTCGCGTTATCATGCAATTCTCAGGCGGAACACAAGTCGTTGACGCGGCTTCTGCCGGCTTCGCTTACCGTACATCCTAATTGAACCGGGGAGGGGCTTGAAATCCCTCCCCTTAATTCCTCTAACTCATGGCTTGTAGTATTACAGTTTCAGGGCGTTCCTTCCCCTGTAAAGATAAAATCGGAGGAATCAAGCGCGTTTGGGTGAAAGCCTTTGACGCGGACGATTGGGGCACGGTTTCAAACGGCGCGATTTCTGACGCGGAGGCGGCAATTACGGTATACGGTTTTGAACTCACGAAGAACACGGGTTCTTTTCAGCAAACCGTAACGGCTTCCGTAGAAAACGGGACGGTATTCTTCTCGCAGGTTTTGGAATTGACAATGCCGAATCTCGTAGCAGCGGATAACGCCGAATTGTACGACCTCTTGAAATCTCGCTTGTGCGTTATCGTTCAAGACAATAACGACAACTATATGATTATGGGACATACCACCGGCGCGGAAGCCACGGGAGGTACGTTCGGTACGGGTACGGCGAAAGGCGACCTCAACGGGTATCAAATCCAGTTGACAGCCGAAGAAGCTATCCCCGCTCCATTCTTGACGACTCTTTCTGGAGGTAACGTGACGTTCACCGCCGGCTCTTGATTTCTCTTTGTTTGGTTTTTGGTTAACAGGACGGGGGAGGGCGGAAGTCCTCCCCTTTTTCTTTTCACATGATACATCTCAACCCCAATTCTTCAGCCGAACAACTCATCTATCTGACGCTTCAGGAGATGAAAAAAGACTTCGAAGCGTTTACGCATTATCTCGTACTTTTCGAATCAATGGCTTCGAAAGAGAAATATTACCTTATTGGAAACGTAGACGCGGACAATAAGCGATATACGGCTCTTATTGTCTACACCAACGAAGACGCACCGACTACGGGAAAGGTACTTCTCACCGAGTCCGGACAATACACTTACAAGGTATGGGGGCAGAACTCAAGTACGAACCTCGACCCTACTTCGGGCGACGTGGTGGCACTCATCGAAGAAGGGACGCTTTCTGTATCCGGGGAGACGGGTTACAACATTCCGGAGATTACAATCCCCGATAACATTATCTACTATCAGTAATGGAATTTATTCAGCTCAATAAATACGAAGAGAGGAGTTACCGCGAAACCCCAAACCGAGGGGGCTTTGTGAATTACGGGGATGACAACCTCTTTCCGCAATACCTCGTGGATCTCTTTCATTCTTCCGCTACGCATAACGCCCTCTCGACGACTATCGCCATGATGATTTTCGGGGAGGGTTTCGACGCTTCCGACCTCGAAGGGCGGCTCGCTTTCGACCAGTGGAATTTGAATGACGAACTCCGGAAGGCGTGTCTCGACTTCAAGATACAAGGCGGCTTTGCTCTCGAAATTAACTGGAGTATTGACCGGACGACGATCGCCAACGTCTCGCATTTGCCCTTTGAAAATATCCGTTCGGGATTCGTAAACGAAGAGGAGAAAGTCGAGTATTATTACTACTCTAAGGATTGGGAAGACAAGCGAGAAGAGCCGGTCGAAATATGCGCGTTTAACGTAGAAAAGAAGATTGACCACCCTACGCAGATTATGTACGTGAAGCCATTTTCTCCGGGTTCGTTTTATTACCCCAAACCGGATTACGTGGGTTCAATCAACTACATAGAACTCGATAAAGAAATCTCCGTTTACCATATTAACAATATCAAGAACGGGATGAGCCCTTCGTTCTCGATTCACTTCAAAAACGGTATCCCACCGGAAGAAGAAAGGAATCGTATTCGAATGGATATAGAGAGGCAGTTAAGCGGGGCAAGCA